ATCTTATCTAGCTGAACGTAACTTCTGCCACCGCTGCGGCAAGCGGCTTATGAGTGCGCTTGGCCCGGTAAACATTCACACTTGCACGCCACCACAAGGACGGACATTCGACGACTACGGGAACAAAATGACATGACAACTGAACATAAGATAACCAGTGACGGTGCTGCTGCTGTAGCACCAGCCTGCCATTGGATTCCCATTGATGCAAGTACACCAAGAGGTGTCAGCGTGTGGCTCATCAATAAAAGAAGCAACGTGGCACAGAAAGGACACTATACTACTGGTGAAACCTTCTTTGACCATTGGTTTCCTTTACCAACTTTTAGAAAGACTTTATGATAAACGAACACGACCTAGCAGACTTTGAATGCTTGCCCGTTCAACCCCTCTACAAATGTAAACGTGATAGCTGGTTCAAGCTGGAGAATGAGTTCTTTAAGCTTGACCACATCGACGGTATGTACAGCGTTTGTTATGACGTAGCTGGTGTAATGGTACACATCTCTTGTGTTGCTCCTGTCTTTCCAGTGGCAGAGAAATAATAATGAGCGAAGTATATCTACCCCGATACTTGACGCAGGTGGTGGCTAAAGACAGTCACACCTATCGCTACAACCCACCAATGGATGTTATTAAAGCTGGTGTGCTTGAGCGTTATAGCTTTGGTGCCAATTACGATGCTGCTGTTGCTCAGGCAAACATCTGGAATGCTGAGATGGATGAGTGGCGCAAAGAGATAAAGCACTTAAACAATTTGTGTACACGCAGCAGAGTGCATGACCTCATCAAAGCTTACACACTCAGCATCAGCTTCAACAAGCTGTCTGCAAAGGCTAAGCTTGACTACACCTACAGCTTGAACAACTGGTCTAGCTATAAAATGGCAGGAGTGAGCTTGTTTCAAGCACGACTTGGTGACATAGCAGCACCCATGTGTCAGCGTGTGTATGACCAGCACATCCTCGACAAAGGATTGAGCAATGCCAATCACAGCCTAGCTGTTTACAAGCTGGTGTTTAACTTTGCAATACGTAGTGGCTTCATTCAATTCAATCCCTTTGAAAAGATAAAGAAGATAAACGTTAAGCATAGGCGCACAACGTGGGAGAAAGAGCACATCAAAGCTTTCCTAGATGTATCCTTCTCTGTCTTCAACAAGCGTTCTGTTGGCATCATTGTCTACATGGCATACGAATGGGCACAACGTCTTGGTGATATGCGTATGCTTACATGGGATATGTACAACCTCGACACTGGTGTGTTATCGCTGGAGCAGAGCAAGCGTAGGGCTAGGGTGCAAATACCAACATCACCTGAGCTACAGACAATGCTCAAGCAGCAACACGCTGAGTATGGCTGGCAAAAGTACATTGCACCATCATCTAAATCAGACAGGAAGGGTGGACTAGTTCCCTATTCATTAATTAATTTAGGTAGGGTAGGTGGAGCCATCATGAAAGAGGCTAAACTACCTGAAGAACTTATGCTGATGGACTTGCGTAGGACAGCCATCACTGAATTGATTGAGGCTGGTGTACCAATCTCTAACATCATGAGTTTGTCAGGTCATGCAACACCAATGTCTTTAACCCCGTATATGAAGAACACATTAAAGAGTTCAACACTTGCACAAACAATGAGAGGAACGATATGAAAGCACAGCTAGAGTTTAGCTACCCAGAGGATGTTGCTGCTTTGCAGATGGCACTACATGGAGACAAAGCATTCTTTGCTTTGAAAGATATTGCTAGATGTATCAGAGCTTACAAGAAGCATGATGGAAATACAGAAGCATTCATTGCTGATGTAGAAGAAATAGTAACTGAATGTTTGAATGTTTATGGAGATGAAATATGTTAATGGGATTTATTAAAACAACTTATGTTGGTATTGTCAGCCTGCTCATTCTTGCAGCAGCTTCTGCTTTAATCGGATTCACTGCTGCTATTTGCTACAGTATTACTTTATACGCCTTCAACTTCTGGAGCTTCTAACTATGTCACTCACTAAACTTATTTAGTAGTGTACTATATATGTTATAACTACTAAAGTTACTTAAAGGAGTATATACATGGGAAGACCATCATTAATTGAGGTAGGAGCTAAGAACGGAAAATTAACAATTCTAAGTATTGAAAGTGGGGGAGGGGCTGGAAAGCACGCAAGAGCAATCTGTAAATGTGATTGTGGTGTAGTTACACAAGTACCACAACACAGTCTCAAGAAAATGAAGTCTTGTGGTTGTTCGCAATATGATAAAGAATTTATAAAGAAAAGAAAGAAAGATACATACAAAGTATTAGATAAAGGTGTAGCTATGATGAATAGTTTTTTTTATAGCTATAAACATCACGCTGTTAAACGTAAATTAGATTTCACTATAACAAAAGAACAATTTATTAGTACTGTTTTTTGTAATTGTGTATACTGTGGGGCAGAGCCAACATACAGAACAGTACATAGAAAAGATGGTAGCGAAATGTATAACGGAGGAGTAGTTGTAAATGGTATAGATAGAGTTGATAACTCTAAAGGATATATTATTGAAAATATAGCTGCCTGTTGTACTGCTTGTAACTTGTCTAAGCATGCCAGAAGTAAAGAAGAATTTTTACTTCATTGTTTAAAAGTTGTTAATAACTTATCTCTTAATAATGTGAAAGATTGTAAAAATGAATAATGTTAAATTAGTATGGGCAACGATAGATGCCGATAAACACGTTGGTTACTGCGCTAGAGTTAGTAATCCAACTAATCAAGACAACCCTAACATTAAAGGATTGTTGAGCTACTGTGCCAACAATCACCACTGGTCTGTGTTTGAAATGGCTAGTGCTTGTCTTGAAATAAATACGACTAGGGACATTGCTAGGCAACTACTTAGACACAGAAGTTTTAGTTTTCAAGAGCTGAGCCAAAGGTACTCTGACGTGTCTGTGCTTGGCGATTTTGTTACAAGAGATTGCCGTACTCAAGATAATAAAAATAGACAGAATAGTTTCGAATCACAAGATGACAACTTGAATAGCTGGTGGAGTTCAGCACAGGCTGAAGTAATTACAACAACAAAACTGTTGTATGAAGAAGCATTAAAGAAAGGAGTTGCTAAAGAACAAGCTAGAGCACTACTTCCAGAAGGGATGACACCTTCTAGGGTGTATGTAACTGGAACACTTCGTAGCTGGATTACGTACTGTCAAGTGAGGACACATGAATCCACCCAATCAGAGCACCGAGATATAGCAAGGGGTGTACTATCTGTGTTGTCAGATGTAGCACCCATAACAATGTCTGCTTTTTCTTCAACCATGAATGCTGTATTGAAATGAAACCAATCTCAGACATACCACCTGACAGTGGCTTTGCTTGGCTAGGTAAGTCTAGTATCTTCGCTACAGACCCTGCATTCAAGTCACGCAAGGCTAACAACCTGTCTGGTTCATTGGCAATGTCATTGTCCATAGCTAGGCAGCGTAAGCAAGGCAAAGGCTCTGGAACATTCGTAGGTATTTCAGAAAAGAATGATGAACGAATAAGAACCAGTAAGAAAATAGTGTAGAATGTACAGACCTGCTTAGTTCATAGCTAAGCAGGTCTTTCTAGTTGGGAACTAACACCGAGGACTAGAAAGGAGATAGATGTCAACTCGGGGTAATGACAACAAAGACATCGACGTGGGGCATAAACTTAGAGCGTGTTGTTGGCGACTGGTGATAGTCGAATAGTCTGAGTGAAATGAAGGGGCAACACCGCCACCGGATTCTATGATTTTTTATTCATAGCAAATTGCCGACTCTTGTTCTTTAGCAGGGGTTGGGAAAACTTTGTCTATGAATTTTTATTAACATATAAATATAAATCTAGTAGCAACATCAGCATGGTGTCAGCAATCTATATAGTCTATATATGTTAGCAACTACCTACTCTTTGTTAGCACTATCAGCTTTGTTTCGTTAATAGAAACTTTCTATTGTTAGCAGCAGCATAGCCTGCTAGACTAGCAGCTTCTTAACAACTAAAGACCCTTATGGCATTCCTTAAAACACACGTTAGGTGTGATGCTTGTGGTAGCAGCGATGGTGCTGCTGTCAATGACGATGGTTCTTCCTATTGTTTTGTTTGTCAAAAACACACAGCATCTGCCTACACTTCCGAACAACTCACTACTCTTTTAGAAACAAATATGAATACAACAGATGTTGATTTAAGCTTCACTTCCATTTACAAAGAAGCTAACACCGTGTCAATGGCTGACAGACGCATCAGCAAGGCCACCGCTGAACGTTATGGTGTTGTCCGTACATCACACCACATTGATAAGAAAGAACTTGTTACAGGTGGCGACAGCTTCTTGTTTCCTTATTACGATAAGGACAACACACTTGTTGCAGCTAAAGTTAGAGGTGCTAAAGAGAAAACCTTTGGTTGTATTGGTGACTGGATTAAAGGAACATTGTTTGGTCAACAACTCTTCTCTAGTGGTGGTAAGTATTTAACCATCACTGAAGGTGAGCTTGATGCACTTGCTGTCTATCAACTCACTGGTAGCAAATATCCAGCAGTGTCTGTACGCAATGGTGCTGGTGCTGCTCTTAAAGATTGCAAAGCCAACTATGAATACATCAACAGCTTTGACAACATCATCATTTGTTTTGATGGTGATGTACCGGGTGTTAAAGCTGCTAAGGAAGTGGCTGAACTGTTTGGTGCTAAGGCTAAGGTGTTTAAACCATTGCCAGAATATAAAGATGCTTGTGACTGGTTAAGCGACAGCAAAGAAGCATCGTTTGTACAGCGCTGGTGGAGTGCTGAAGGCTACATTCCAGATGGCATAGTGTCTGGTGCATCCTTATGGGATGTAGTGTCACAGCCTATGGCAACTGCTGACTGTCTCTATCCGTGGGAAGGCTTGAACAAACTCACCTATGGCATTCGTCTTGGTGAACTAGTCACTGTCACTGCTGGTAGTGGACTTGGTAAGAGTCAATTGTTACGAGAGATTGTTTGGAACTTGTTAAACAAAACAGATGACAACATTGGCTTGATGTTTCTTGAAGAGAGTGTTCGTAAGACAGGCTTGTCAATGATGAGTCTTGCTGCTAACACACCTCTGCATTTGCCTGATGCTGTTGTGTCTGCTGATGAACGTAAGCGTGCCTTTGATTTGACATTGGGTACAAACAGAATGTTTTTGTTTGACCACTTTGGAAGCTCAAGCATTGAGAACATTCTCAACCGTGTACGTTATATGGCTAAGGGTCTTGGTTGCAAGTACGTCATGCTTGACCACTTGTCAATCATCTTCTCTTCGCAGGACAACAACGACGAACGCAAAGCCATTGATGAAATCATGACCAAGCTGCGTACACTGGTGCAAGAGACAAACATTTCTTTAATAATTGTCAGTCATTTGAAACGACCAAGCGACAAAGGCCATGAAGAAGGAGCAGCTACCAGCTTGGCTCAGCTACGTGGCAGTGCATCCATTGCTCAGCTTAGTGACATGGTGATTAGCCTTGAGCGTAATGGTCAGCATGATGACCCAATCATTAGAAACACCACCAATGTGCGTGTCTTGAAGAATCGTTACGTTGGTGACACTGGTCTAGCTTGCAGCTTGCTTTACAGCAAGACAACTGGTAGGATGGTAGAGGTAGAAACTAACTTAGGAGATATTCTATGACGCATGAAGCAGGTAAGGGCAGTGCTCAACGCCCATCACAGGTGAGCAACAAGATGTACTACGATAGGTATGATGCCATCTTCAGGAAGCACGCTGAAGACATTGACCGTGGCATTGTTAAAACAAAAGCAGACTATGTAAAAGATTCTGAAGGTGACAAAGAGTATGTCAAACCTGTTGTACACTTCATCAAAGGAACAGAAATGTTTTATGAAGCAGGGGAAGACATGAAGATTGCAAGACTTCGTGCTGTAGACCATCCTATTTGGGGTGCTGATATTGTCAGAACCAGCGTCATTGTGAAAGAACATGACGATGGCAGCTTTGAAACATTGAACACCATTTATAAACCGTTAGTTTAAAGAGAAACACAGTATGTCTAATTGGGTATATGACTTAGAAACATTTCCAAATTGCTTTAGCTTCACAGCTATTAAGGAAGATGGAACTGAACCTCAAGTCTTTGAGATGAGCACACGCAAGAACGAAGCTGAAGCTATGTTCTCCTTCTTAGACATACTGCGTAAACGTAAAGACAGGATGGTTGGGTTTAACAACTTAGGCTTTGACTATCCCATCTTGCATGAGCTTATTAAGATACGTGACAGAGCCATTGTTGTGTCTGGTAAGGCTGTTGCTGTGAAGGCGTATGCCCTTGCACAAGAACAGATTAAGCAGCAAGACGGTTTCTCTAAATCAATACCAACAGCACAAGAGTATGTCAAACAGATTGACCTATTCAAAATACATCACTTCGACAACAAGGCTAGGGCAACCAGCTTGAAGATGATTGAGTTTAATATGAAGTCTGACACCATTGAAGACCTACCCTTCGCTGTTGGTACTGTGTTATCTGATGACCAAATAGATGTGTTGCTTGCCTACAATATGCACGATGTTGTTAAGACATTAGACTTCTACAAAGAGAGTGTTGGTGCTATCAACTTCCGTGATGAGTTGTCACTGAAGTACAAACGTAGCTTCTTAAATCACAACGACACCAAGATTGGTAAAGACTACTTCATCATGCGTCTTGAAGAGACAATGCCAGAGTCTTGTTACAAGGTTGGTGCAAGAGGTGAGCGCACTATTAACCAAACAAAGCGTAAGACAATTAACATTGCCGATTGCTTATTCAACTACTACGATTTCAAACGTCCTGAGTTTCAGGCTGTGCATGAGTGGTTCAAGAAACAAATCATTACTGAAACCAAAGGTGTGTTCTCTGACATTGAAGAACACTTGCTTGGTGACGTAGCTAAATATGCTGAGATGTTCGTAGCTAGAAAGAAGTTTAAAGAAGAACCAACAGAAGAAGATGTTGCTTTGTTTAAACAAGAACATCCTATGGGTTGGGTTGATAAAGTTGAGTTGAAAGCTAAGCGTAAGGGCTTACCCACCTATTCATATTGGGGATGCTGGAATGAAGCAACCAACTTGAATGTTGTTGTTGATAACTTCCGCTTTGACTTTGGCACTGGTGGTATTCATGGAAGCATTGCCTCTGCCATTGTCAGTGATGACAGCTTCTATGAGCTTGTGGACGCTGACGTCAGTTCCATGTATCCCAACGTTGCCATTGCCAACAATGTATTCCCACAGCACTTATCAGAAC